ATGTAGAAAAGGCCGTCGCGCTGCCCGCCGTACTCGGATTCGTGGATCATATCCACGCCTTCGATAATGATCTTATCATAGCCGAGGTATAGCGCATAAGCAAGCATCCAATTTATCGACGAGGGGAAAACCGGGCCGAACTCGGCAAGAAGGGCCTTCACGGGTAGAATGTGAGGCCGCTTGTAGTCGAAATCCCATGCGGTGACAAGCTTGCTATTCAGCTCTTCAGTCCCCGGAGCCCACGTCTCCGGCGCGTGAATCTGGAAGATAAGGTCAGCGCACTCGGCTTGCTCGGGATTGTCAAAATAGGCGCTAGATACCGTCCAGCGCTCGAAGGCGTCAACTTTGGGGATACCTTCCCAGCTCACATGCCGCCCGATGATGATTAATGGCTTCATGGCTTTTTATAGCCGATTGATGATTTTATTGCAATAGTAGTTGACAGGTCTTCCGGTGTGATTATAATAAGACTATCTTTGATTTAAGGAGTGACTATGAGCCAGTTTACCGTCGAAGAGCTAAAGGCTATTTGCGAGAAGCACATCAAATGGCTACGAGACGAAGAAGGGGGCGAGCGCGCCAACCTCCGGGACGCCGACCTCCAGGGCGCCAACCTCCGGGACGCCGACCTCCGGGACGCCGACCTCCAGGGCGCCAACCTCCGGGACGCCAACCTCCGGGACGCCAACCTCCGGGGCGCCGACCTCCAGGGCGCCAACCTCCGGGACGCCGACCTCCGGGACGCCGACCTCCGGGACGCCGACCTCCGGGACGCCAACCTCCAGGGCGCCAACCTTGATTTCTCCTGCCTTCCCCTCTGGTGTGGCGGATCGCGCTTCAAGGCGGACTCTCGCCTTGTTCGACAGATTATCGCGCACATCGTTACGCTGGAGATCGTCGATGCTGACGAAGAGCTGACGGTGACAATCTCGGCGATGAAGATCGAGGCGAGAAAATCGCACCGCGCTTCCGATCTTGGTCTTTTGAAAAACGAAGAATAAACAAAAGGCCAGCCCCATTACGGAGCTGGCCCATGCCTTCTGAAGAGGACTTATTAGGTCGTCAGCGCGTAGTAGAGCATCTCGCGCGGTCGGTTGACGAGAACGCCGGAATACTGGCCGTAGGCGAGCTGGAGCCAATCCATGCTGTCCACGGTGCGGGGCTCGGCCATCGTGTAATCGACCGGGATCGAGAGCGAAAGCGTCTCGGGATCGCGGCGATAGAGCACGTAGCGGTCCTTGGTGAAGTCGCTTCTCGAATTGGCCGCGCTCGCATAGGCGACGGGGAGAATCTTGAAATTCTCGTTGTCCGTCATGCGCTTCAGCATGTTTTCGAGGTATTCCTTCATCGAGATGTTCGGGTAGGTCGAGGACACCGGGACGCCGAGGCCGAGATAGTCGGCAGTCGGCATGACGAAGGTATCCGGGAGCACCGTGCTATTCGAGTTGGAATAGTAGTCGGCGAGAAGCCCGCCGACGAACGTCGCGAACTCAGCCGCGCTCATGGCGCTGATCTTTTTCGTGATGCGCGTGGTATTGATCGTAACCACGGCATTATTGAGGAGGCCGGTCATCACGGTATCGCCGGGCCGACCGAGGAAGGCCAGCTCCTGGATGCCGAGATCCCAGTTCTTCTTGAGGGACCGCATCTTGGCTTCCACAGGGTCCCAGCGCGAAGCGACGGCGGCTTGCTGGATTTCAAAGAGCGTCCAGCCGACCTTTTTCCGCCAGTTGCGCACGGGCATCTTGTTGGCGACCATGGAGGCATCGACCTGCGAAATCCGCGAGCCGCCCTGATCTACGTCGCCCTCGAAGAACGAGCCGCCCGTATAAAACTCGGTATTCTGGACGATCTCGTCCGAGAATGCCGCCTCGCCCACGTCCACGGGGACGTAGCTCGCGATATCGACCTCGAAGAACTTCTGCCCGATAATCTTCGAGCGGATGTAGCTCAGGGTCGAAATTACGTACTTGTAGCCCATGCTGTTGGCGTCCACGTCGCCGTTGGCGTTGAACATGGACTTGCCGAGAATGCTGAAGGGGTTTTTCATGGCTTAGGTCGTCCCGACGGTGATTCCGTCTGCCTGGATGAGGACGCGACCGAGGCCAGTCGCCGCGATCTTGTCGAGGGTAATGCCGAGCTTGGCCTTCGTGCCGACCGCCTGGACATATCCGGGGTTTGAGGAATCGAGGGACACCTGAACGCCGCGATTGAGGGCCGACGTGGAATAGAACCAAACGGGACAACCCGCGAGGGCGATCTCTATGGTCTGTCCGGGATAGGCCTTGCTCCACTTCGTCGAGCGCTTCACGACGCCGAAAATGGCCTGCACGTTCGTGGTTCGCTTGTGGACGATGGGAATGCCGACCTGATCGCTGGCCCCAAGATCGACGAGAGTAACGCCCATGCCAGGCGTATATTCGTCCGTCGCCGTCTCGGTCGGATCGATGAGGACTGAAAGGATGTTCTCCCCGCCAAAGAAAGTGAGATCGACATCGCCGATCTCGTGTTCCAGTTTGAACTGGTTAAGATTGATCGCCATGGTTATTTCCCTCCCTGGGGAACGGCCTTTGAGTAGCGAGATTGGCCACGATCGAGCCTTTCGGTTCGCGTCTCGGGGTGATCCTCGCCCGCCGACTCGCCCGGCTGGGCCGCAGCGTTGCGGAGGGCCACGTTGACCCGGCGAACGGGGGCCGAGTTGGTGCGCGATGCGCCCTGCTTGGCCGTATCGACTACGGGCTCGGCGGGGGCATCGGTCGGAGCCTCGGCATTCTCGGCGATCTCGGGAGCGGCGGGAGTCTCAGCGCCCGCGCCCTTACCGGACTCGAAGGCAGCGACAAGCTCGGATACCTGGACCTGCTGGCCATCCACGTCCACCATATCGTCCATGTCGAGGGGTTCCTGAGCGCCGGGAGTCGCCTTGTAGGCCGCGATCAGCTCGGCGAGGGTAGCCTGTCCACCACTCGGGAGCATGACGACGGTGCCGGGATCGGCCTCGTTCTTGACCATGCCAGGGGTAGGCATCGGCTTCGGGGCCGGAGCATCCGGCTTATTGGGCGGAATCAGCGGAGCCGCGTTTTCCTTTTTCCTGAAAATGTTGATTGCCACGGAGTGGCCTCCTTTACTATTCGCTAAGATCATAGCCTCGTTGTAACGAGGCCTAGGTACGATAGCCATGTGAATATAATGCCCGTTCGTAATTTCGGCGTTATAGGCGAGGCCGTTACGCTCCCCGCCTTCGCCCTCTTCGTCCACGATGTACGCGCACGAAGCATTGAAACCCTTCGCTATCGCCTCTTGCGCCGCCTCGTCCCAGATAAGCACATCGACCCATTGCCAGCCGTCATCTCCCCAGTATGGACTTCCCGATACGATACCGCTCGGCGGATTGGCTCCCACATCGTCAAAGTTAAAAGCCGTGTCAGGGGCCGAATCATCGTGATGTTCCGGCACGAATATAACAGGGCAACCTTTGAATGATGCGGCCATACGATCCAAGGCGTCTTTCGACACAAGGACCGTACCAGCTTCCTGATCTTCGTACGAGATGAGGCCCGGCTCGATGAATCTGATCTTGTAGGACTTCGGCGCGCTCATGTATTTGCATAGTGTATCTTTTTTTATTGAGTGTCAATCGCGGTTTAGTATTGCAATAATTGGCTAATGATATTATAATAAGGCATCTTTTGATGAGGAGTGAATATGCGGGAAATAAAGTTTAGAGCATGGGATATTGAATACAAAACGATGATTTCAGATATTCAAACTTGTTATGATTCTAGCCATGGCCCGGCTTATGGGAATTGCAATTTTAATGATTTCTTAGATGATTCTCGATGGATCGTCGAGCAATACACCGGCTTAAAGGACAAGAATGGACGGGAGATTTATGAAGGGGATATTGTTAGGGGTGGAATATCTTTCGATGGGGTGATTCTTCCGCACATGGGCGAAGTAATCTACGTTGATGAATATTGCAGTTTCGCTACAAAAAACCAAGGCGGAGAAACATTGTTTAGTAATCATTGCATCAATACCCGAGAAGTCATCGGCAACATCCACGAGAACCCGGAGCTTTTAGTCTAATACCCAAATCTTAGCGCATCGGCAATTGTAATCAGCGCCCGCGTGGGCTCGGCGTCCCGTCTTCTCGTCAACAATTTCGCCGGGTCCGTTAAGGTCAACGATACGCCCATCGAGATGCTTATGCGAATCGCGGACCCTGGAATCGTGCGATGTTGACCAACGATAGCGCCGCACTCCTGCCGATTTAGCGCCCTCGCGCCCGAAGGCCTCGAAAAATAGTCCCGTTTCTTGCCGCGCCAAGAACTTAGCCTTAGCCGCGCTCGTATTCCACTCGCTCTGAATGAGCGCCTTGATGCTCGAATTGTCGCCCGTCGTCTGGATGCGCTGAACCATTTCGCGGAGGCGCTGCATCTGCTCAGGTTGCCAATTGACGATATCGAGCTTGGTTGATTGCGTATAATCGCGCCTAAGCGCCTTATCCATCCTCGGCGTGATATTTGGTTGGACGCCGACCGACCATAGATCTTTGATAACCGCCTCGCGCATGAGGGGCAAGGGAAGATCGTCGCCGAGGGACAGTGTGCGTATCGCCTCGCTGATATTATTCTCAGCCTGGGTTAGCTGAAGGTCGAGGCGCTGCATTAAATCCTTGCGCCGACCTTCCGCGACTATCGAGGCTCCGAGAACGTCCGGCCCTGCCTTGCCCGTCCATTTCCCCGAGCGCCGGTCAAACTTCGCAAAGCTCGCAAGGTCTCGGGATATCGCCGCGTTGAACGTCCCGGTAAAAGTTCCGCCCTGGTATTGCACCTTTCCGGATCGAATCGCAGCCAATAAAGCAAAGTTTGAATTGATGCGCATGTCCGGGATATCGACCACGGCTAGAAGCGGCTGAAAAAAGCAATCCCAAAAGAGGCGAAGCATCTTCGTCTCGATGGGGGAATAGAATTGATCTTCTAGTCTAAGCATGGCGATATATCTTTATTGGAGCGGAATTGTCAACTTCGTTTTTATATTTATACATACTATCTATCCAATCAGACGGAACATCTCCTAGCATTCTAACTGCGCTATAAGTATCATAACTTATATTATAATTTGAATCCCATCTAAAATCTTTAAGTTTATCAAGAGGTATTTTTATATGCATTACTGTATTTTCTGGATTATGTGCTCCCATTATTCCTTGATATCCCTTAGAAATATCATCGGGATCAAAAAACATATAAACTGATGATGATCTAATATTACCGCCATAGCCTCCATTTGAATCAACGCTTGATCCTGATATCCCTTCTTCGGATGACTTCATATCGGTGACATGATAAGCATCGATATAATTAATCCCATTTTTTTCTATTTTTCTTTTTATATTATCAAATGCTTCTTTTTTGTATTTATCGTCATCATCGATTGGTCCATAACTATCAATATCACTAAGTATGTCTTCAAGAAACTTTTGCCCCATCTTTTGAGGTATTTGAGGCTTGGGAATATCTGATTGAGGTTGTATTTTTAATTCAGGTTTATTTACTTCTGTTTTTTTTGATTCTGATTGATCTTCGGATTTTTTACTTCCTCCATCGCCTTTTCCGAATTTTCCATCTTTGGCTCTTGGATGTTTGCTCTCTTCCCATTCCTTGGAATTCTTTAGGGAATAGCGGTCCTCTCCACGGGCTAATCTATCAGCCTGAAGTTCAATCATGTTACCTTCCTATCGCGCGAGCCGCCGCATTCTTGATTGCGTTCGCCGCAATCTTCGCGGTATCCACGGCTTTCTTGTAGACGGATATCGTATCGGTCGCGGGAGGAGCAACAGAGCCCGAGCCATTCGGTGCCATTGGATTCCGGTTGACGCGCTTCGCTATTTCGGCGTCAAGCACTTCTTCCTTCGCCGCCATATCCGCCACGCCGTCAGCATCGAGAAGGCCACGATCATACCAGGCAAGAATACGATTCGATTTCGATTCCATGATCTGCTCTTTCTCGAGGGCAGATACTTCTTTCATGGGAGGGAACGAGAAGCGGAACGGGTAGACATGGCCCCAAAGGTTCGCCATGGCAATCTCGATCATTTTTCGGATCGCCGGACGCATGGGCATTCTGATTTCGCTCTCGACCATTTCGTTATAGTTGTCGGTATCTTCCTCGCCGGTAGAGAATCCCGAGGCGGAAAGGCCGAAAAGCTTCGTCATGGGCATTCTGAGCGCGGAAGCTACGCCTATTCGATTTTCCTTCATCACGTCAGCGATGCCCGCGAAGGTCATGGTCTTTTGCTCGAAGGTTTCCTCGGAATCCATGACAAGCGCGTTGACATAATTCTTTAATTGATTAGCTTGTTGGATGCGCTGAGTAATAGATGACGTGCCGCCGCGAGTCGCGAGCTTATTCGCGAAGTCCTTTATGTGATACACGTCGATTTTCGACTCGTCGAGGATTTCATAGAGAACGTCTTGCGTCTTGAGATAATTATTCAAGTCGCGAAGCATCCGCTCGCCCTCGGACATGCCCCATCCCATGAGCTGACGGCGAAGGTAGGACGGCGCACGCTTGCCCGCCCCAAGGATGACGCGGGAAGTATGGATTTTCTGAGAATTGAGCGTGACGAACTCGGCCTTGAGAATATCGTCGAAGTCCAGGATATCATTGCGGAGCATTTCAGGCGAGGCGAATTGCCAGCGGTCGCAATCGTATAGCTCGATAGGCGCGTTCAAGAGGCGCTTCACATTGAGCGGGGCCTCGGGGTCTTGATCGGAATTGATGACGAGTCCGCCGCCGCCGTAGACGCGGACCCATGAATACCAGTCCTGGAGCTTCCCGAAAACATTATGATTCTCGAACCAATCCATGATGTCATCGACTTCGCTCGGGCTAATCTGTTCACACTCGATTTCGATGAGCTTGGAGAGTGCGTCCTGAATGGGCAATTGGATAGCCGTTTGAAATATGCCGTTGCCAGAGTAGAGATACGTCAGAATGATTCGATTGAGCGTGATTAGCGCATAGTTATTCGCGAAGCCGACCGTGCCGTAGCCTGAGAGCGCGGAGCCGCCCGTCGCCCCGATAGTCACGGCTGAAACTAGATCGGTCAGGGAATTGTCTATCCGCTGTCGCGTATGGTGATTTCGGCTCATAGTATTAGCATACCTTTCCAAAAGTGATTATGCAAGATCATGACTTACG